AGCATTTGCACCAATAAATCAAATTACAGGTCTTATATATTTTTAAAGGTTATATATGAAAAAATTATCTAGAAGTAAAGTTCAGAGAATGAGAAATCTAGTATCTGGAAAATATGGTGACAAAACATCAACAAGCACAGGATATAAATCTTTTAATAAGAAAAGAAAAGAAGGCGATGTTTGGGAAGAAAATGGAAAAACCTGGACAATCAAAAACGGAATAAAGCAAAACAAGACCAGATTGAAAAAAGCAAAACAGTTTTTGAAAGTTCCTTTAGCATGTCCTAAATGTGGTACATCAATGAATCACCCTGCTCATAAAAAAATATTTAGAATACACGGCCATTGTCTTATGTGTCAAACAAAATTTGAAACAAAGCTTATGGTAAAAAATGAATATAAACTGTGGCTTGAAAAAGAAGTGAGGAAAAACTTTGCGTCTTGGGAACGTGAAAAGAAAGAACAATTTAATATATGGTTTGACGAATTAGAATCTGAAAAATATATAACTGAGGCAGGGCAGGTAGAAAGCTGGTCGAAGATGAGTGACGAATCAAAACAAAATCTTGTAAGTGAATATGAAAAATGGATTGCTGAAGAAAAAGAATTAATGGAAAAAATAATAAAGGAGAACAACGATGAGTATAATAAGTAAAATATTTTCAAGTGGTGCAACCGAGCTTGTAAAAGGTGTAGGTGGAGTTATTGATAATTTACACACATCAAAAGAAGAAAAGCTTGAAGCAGAACGAAAAATAAAAGAGCTTATTGCAAGCTATGAAATAGAAATGGAAAAAAATATTACTGACAGATGGAAGGCTGATATGAATTCTGATTCTTGGCTAAGCAAGAATGTAAGGCCAATGGTTCTAGTATTTTTAGTTGTATGTACAGTTCTTATGATTTTTATAGATGCAGGAACTATTGCATTTGAGGTAGAACAAAAATGGACAGACCTACTTCAGTTAGTACTAATGACTACAATTGGTGCATATTTCGGTGGTAGAAGTATTGAAAAAAGAAGTAAAAAATAAAGTATTTTAATTATATACATATATATTTATATATAGGTTATGGCAAATAAAACAGTAAAGCAAGCATTAATAGAAGAATTCAAAAGGTGTTCACAGGACCCTGTGTACTTTATGAAAAAATATTGTTTTATACAACACCCTCAAAAAGGCAAAATAAAGTTTGACCTATTTCCTTTCCAAGAACAATCACTAATAGAATTAAAAGATAATCGGTTCAATGTAATACTTAAATCAAGACAAATGGGAATATCTACATTGACAGCAGGATATTCTGTTTGGAATATGGTTTTTAGAGAAGACTTTAACGTATTAGTAATTGCAATCAAACAAGATACTGCAAAAAATCTTATTACGAAAGTTAGAGTAATGCACGAAATGCTACCTTCTTGGTTAAGAGTTGGTACAGAGGAAGACAACAGACTTTCATTAAGGCTAAAGAACGGCTCTCAAATAAAGGCAGTTTCTTCTGCACCTGATGCTGCTCGTTCAGAGGCACTGTCACTACTTGTAATTGATGAAGCTGCATTTATAGATAAGATAGAAGAAATATGGACGTCGGCACAACAAACACTTGCAACAGGTGGTTCTGCAATACTATTATCCACACCAAATGGTACAGGTAATTTATTTCATAAAACTTGGGTAGAGGCAGAAAGAGGAGATGGACAGTTCAATCCTATCAAGCTTCATTGGTCAGAACACCCAGAAAGAGACCAGTCATGGAGAGACATGCAAGATGAATTACTTGGACCAAAAATGGCTGCTCAAGAATGTGATTGCGATTTTGTATCTTCTGGTAACACTGTAATACCTGGTGATTTATTAACATGGTATGTTGACAATATGGTGCAAGACCCTATTGAAAAACGCGGTGCAAACGAAGAGCTTTGGATATGGGAATATGCAGATTATACAAAATCATATATGGTAGTAGCAGACGTTGCGCGAGGTGATGGAAGTGACTACTCTGCATTTCACGTAATCGATTTGACAAACATGGTACAGGTTGCAGAATTCAGAGGCCAGCTTGGTACAAAAGAATTTGGAAATTATCTTGTTAATATAGCTACAGAATATAATGAAGCTTTATTAGTAGTAGAAAATGCAAACATAGGTTGGGCAGCAATACAACCTGCGATAGATAGAAATTATAGAAATCTATACTATACGTTTAAACATGAAGGAGTTCATGATGCTGCAACGCAATTAAGTAAAGGTTATGATTTAAAAAATAAAGAAAATATGACGCCAGGATTTACTACATCGTCACGAACTAGACCTCTTTTGATATCGAAGCTAGATATTTATTTTAGGGAAAAAGCGTGCACTATCAAATCTAAAAGATTAATTGATGAGCTTTTTGTTTTTATATGGAATGGCCATAAAGCAGAAGCTCAACGAGGATATAACGATGATTTGACAATGGCTTTTACAATTGCATTATATGTTAGAGACAATGCTATCAGACTGCATACTGAAGGATTGAATATGAATAAAAATGCAATTAATAATATAGTAAACACTCGAGGTGCTTACAAAACGTCCAACGCTAACGGAGACCCATGGAAAATGAAACTGGGTAACGATGACGAGGATTTAACCTGGCTATTATAGGAGTAAAATTAGATGGCTGATAAAACATTTTTTGGAAGACTACAAACACTATTTTCGACAGGTACAGTTGTACGAAGAACAGATTCAGGATTAAAGGTTTCAGACCTAAGTAAAGTTCAAGCAAATACAAAGCTTGCAACAAACAGATTAATCGATAGATATAATAGAATATATCAAGCAAACACTCACGGATATAACCAACAGGCTAATTTCCATACAATGAGACTTCAGCTTTATACTGATTACGAAATAATGGACGAAGATTCTATAATCTCTTCTGCACTAGACATTTATGCAGATGAGTCTACACTTAAAAACGAGTATGGAAATATTATAGAAATAAAAACTGATAATGAAAAAGTACAAAAGGTACTTAATAATTTATTTTACGATGTACTTAATATAGAATTTAATGCTTGGCCGTGGTTAAGAAACATGTGCAAGTATGGAGATTTTTATCTTAAATTAGATATAACAGAAAAAGTAGGTATAACAAATGCAGTACCTCTTTCATCATATGAAATGTTTAGAGAGGAAGGTGTAGACCCAGAGAATCCTGAAGTTGTAAACTTTACACATGACCCTACAATGGGAGGAGCACAAGGATATGGAAAGGCTGCAAACAATCAGATGAAATATGAGAACTATGAGGTTGCTCACTTTAGATTGTTAAACGATATGAATTTCTTACCTTATGGTAAATCAATAATAGAACCTGCAAGAAAAACATGGAAGCAGTTAACTCTTATGGAAGACGCAATGTTAATACATAGAATAATGCGCGCACCAGAAAAAAGAGTATATAAAATAGATATAGGTAACATACCACCAAATGAAGTAGAAGCATATATGCAAAGAGTTATTCAGAATATGAAAAAGACTCCATATATCGATGAAAAAACAGGCCAGTATAATCTTAAATTTAATATGTCAAATATGTTAGAAGATGTATACCTTCCTGTAAGAGGTGGACAATCAGGAACAGAAATAGATACTTTATCAGGTATGAGCTTTGATGGTATAGATGATGTAAACTATTTAAAAGAAAGAATGTTTGCTGCATTAAAGGTACCTAAAGCGTTTTTAGGATATGAGGAAGGAGTTGATGGTAAAGCAACGCTAGCCGCACAAGATGTAAGATTCTCTAGAACAATTGAAAGACTACAAAGAATATTTATTTCAGAGTTAACAAAAGTTGCAATGGTGCATTTGTACTCTCAAGGCTTTGAAAACGAAGAAATGGTAGAGTTCGAATTGTCAATGACAAATCCTTCTAACATTGCAGAACAGGAAAAACTAGAACTGTGGTCTACAAAAATAAGTCTTGCCGATTCTATAAAGAGCAATCAAATGATGTCAGAGGAATGGAT